CGGGGGTGATGGGGGTGAAATCGCCCTGTTCCTGGACGTTGTTCCAATCGATCTTTCGCATGTTTACTCTCCTTTGTATCAATTTCTTTCCGCAGATGGTCAAGGATTCCGATTAGGCAAAATGTGGTTTCCTGCTGGTAATGCAAGAGTTTAAGCAGCGACTTGGAAAGTTCGTCCAAATCCTTATCAATTTCAGCCATCTTTGTCAATCTCCTTGTCATTTTTCTCCTCATTTGAGTAGAACGTGAGGGGGCAGTGGCTCCCAATGTATCTCTCCGGATACTCGCAGATTTTATCATTAAGCCCGCAGTGTCGGATAGTGTAGCGGAAGTATGGGCACTGGGAGCAGGAAACGTCTGCCCGGTCGTGGAAGTCCACAGGAAAGGAAACTTCTACGATGGCACTGGCTCGGATATATTCCTTTACGCCACTCGAAAACTCAGGCATCCGACGCACCTCCCGTAAGGGGAGACAGGCTCCAGTATTCCCGGATGCGGGTGTCAACCGCTTTCAGGTCGTTCTCAATTTCCAAGTCGAACATTTCCTCAGGGGATTTGCTGATATCCATGCCGGAGGACTGGGTGCGGAAAAAGTGCCTGTCCCCCTCCACCATGCAGCGAAGAGCGATAGAGACCATCCCCTCCACACAGACTTTTTCATCCAGCAACTTGCCGATGGTCCGCAATTTGGTTTCCCCGTAGTCGGAGGTTGCCTCGTGCATGAGGATGTACACAATCACGTCCTCCGGGAGATCATTCTGGATGAACCGAAGTAGGCCCCAAAACGAGTCCGCAATACCGTTGTAGAGGCCGAAAGAGCTGCTTCCACTTTTTGGGGCGGAGTGTCCCCGCATAAATGTATTGGTGAGAAGATACCCGGCGTCATCAATGACAGCCGCCTTGGTGGGCATGGTTTTCAGACCCTTCTGGATGGTTCCGTAACTGTCGGTCTTTGCGGTATATTTGAACCGGCCAGGGAACGGCAGAGGTTTCCCGATCACATTTACCAGGAAGATCTCATCCTCAGTGAAGTTCTTGAGGCTGCGGCTCTTACCGGATCCAGAGCGGCCATAAATCAGGACGCTGACCCCCATTACTGCGCACCTCCCCCGGAGAGGACCCATTCCTCGAAAAGCTCTTCCCGTTCGGTCAGATAGCCGGACAGGACGCATGGATTGGCGATGGTGAGGTAGTCCAGGAAGTCCTGGAGAGCTTCGTCCTTGATCCACTTCTGGACCATCTGGGCGGTGATCTCCATCTGGACTTTGCGGGGGAAGGGGTTGTAGGCGTTACTTGGTGTCATGGTTCATTTCCTCCTCTGTTTCTTGGATCCAACGATGAACGACGTCGGATCCAACTTGGAAATACTGCATCAGTTTGTGGATCCCGACCCCGTTCAGGTAAAGGGTTTTGAACCGTGGGGGGCGGGGGCGCTTTGGCCGCCCAGTCTTTCGGGGGAGGCCCAGGGTGTGGCACCACCGCTTGGCCCGGTCGGGGGAGACACAGTAGTGGTCCCCCAGTTCCTGGTATGTCATAGTTCTGGCAAGTTCGGCCAGGTCCTTTGGGATCTCCATCCTCCGGCGATACTGCCGGTTCAGGGGGCACTCCCGGCTCTCTGGATGGCACTCCTCCAGGTGGCAGTGTAGGCAGATGGAGATCAGCTGCGGCGAGTCCGTCCTTTGCGGGCGGCCA